TTTCTTAATTTCAGCTTCTTGTTGAAGCTTTTGAACAGCTAATTGAGTCCTCAACTGCTCTAACTGAGCTTCATTTTGAGTCATTAATTGATTTTTTTGCATTTCTATTTGAGCTGCGTTTTGAGCGGCCTGAGTATTAGATTGAGTTTGCAACTGAATATTTCTTTCTTGTAGTTGTTGATCTCTAGCTTGTTTTTGCTTTCTTTTTATTTTCAATAATTGATTGGCCAAACTAATATTTCTTATTTCTCTAAGATCTATAGCGTCTTCAAGATCTATATTTTTTTGAGATAATGCTTGTTGTATATTATTTTCTAGTAAGGCTTTTTCTTCTTCATCTGGAGCAAGCTCAATAAATATACCAAAGTCATACAAGTGTAGTTCAGACATTTCTTCAAGCGTAGCTACATTGTGAGCTCCTATAGCTTGTATAAACGCGTCTTTAGTTGGAGAATACTCTATTATATCAGATATGCGTAGTGATAATTGCTCGGCAACTTCAGCGGTTAAAAATAAACCAGCCTGTAATATATGCCTTGTTGCTGTGTTTGAATTTGCCGCGGCTATTTTTTGTATACCAACCAAAGCGTTTTTATCTGGCGTTGATCCATCGCGAGCTTCGTTAAGTCCTGTTGTATCACGTATCATTTGTAAATAATAGTTGTAGTTTGCTATTAAGCTCTGTAACTTTTGACTACCGCTACCACTTCTTATTTCTTGAATAGGTACTCGACCTGGGTTCATGTCGCCATCAGCCGTCATTGATCTACCAATAACAGAACCCGTTTGAAAGAACATATTTAAAGCTTCTTGCGGACTATAGTTTGTTCCATTACCTAAGTCTATTTCAGCTAAACCATCGGCGTCTAAATAAATACCGTCAGGTATCATACGTGACATAACTTGTTGTAGCTTTAAATGCGTAAGCTGTATCATATCAGCAAAGCCAGTTATACGGCTTACTAAAGACTCAATACGACCTTTATACATTCTTGGAGCTACAATACTATAATTCATTTTAACCTTAGTATAATCACTTTTAGGTCTTATCATGTTTTTAGACAACTCCCACTTTAATAACTTATCACTACCTAATATCAAAGCACCTTCGTATAAAACCTCAACTTGTCTTTGAAGTTTTGTAAAGTTAGCTTCCATATCAACTGGAGGATTAAATGTGTCGTCTTTTTCTATAGCTTTATCAGCTCCAGTTGCTGTTTCTTTAACCTTGTATACTTCGTTCATATAGGTTTTATAATTAAAATACAAAACCTTTATTTTATTGTTATCTTCCTCGTTGTATACTGAGTAATTATCAAATCTTTGATAACCCGTGTTCTTTGCCAACTTTTCTAAATCTTCTTGAGATAAATGTGGAAATTCTTTTACAAGTTCATTAACAGGTATAGATTTGACTTCACCAACATAATATATGTCATCAAAATATGGAGACTCTGTGTAAGAGTAAATTAAATCAGCTGGATCAACATATTTTATTGTTACGCCCTCTGATGTGTTAAATTCTGTTTTTACAGCTCCGATACCTAATACAGTTAGGTCGTAATAAAATCTTTTTCTAATAAGATCATATTTATTACCGTTCATCAAAACATTTAGCGCTTGCTCTTCTGCAAGTTCCACCGCTTGCTTATATGTAAGCTGCATATGTAAAGCTAATTCCTCTTCTGTTTCAGGTAAAGTGCTAGGATCGTTCTCGTACATATTAATACCAAACGCTCCGCTAACAAAATCATTGAAGTCTCTAGTCTTCATGTCTCTAAGTATACCTTCCATATACTCAGTTCTTTTTGCAACACCGTAAGGATCTTGTGAATAAGCTTTTATATCATAAACTCTTTCAGACATACCATTAACTACAATGTCCACGAATTTAGGTATAATAGGTACTGGCTTCCAGTCTAAGTTTAAATAAGATAAATCACCATTAATTGATAATTCATCTTTGTATTTTTGTACTGATTGCTCTCCTCTGGCGTATAGTCTTAAATTATGAAAGTTTTTTTGATTATGAGAATACAAACTATAACTAGCGCCTATTCTACCGTGATTATCAGAATACCATTCGCTTTCTATAGCTTTCGCCACTTTCAAGCCGTAATCATAACTTATTTTTTCTAAATCACTAACTACTTGACTAGGAAAATAACTTCTTGTATTAATGTCAGCCATATTATTTTATTATTTGTGAAGAAAAGCCATCGTTATTATATCTAGCTATATTCACGTTTAATTTTGATTTTTCTTTTTTCATTACTGGAGTATACAAATGTCTGTTACACGCCATTATCGCTAAGCCGCTACTAATAGAAGCATCGTGCTTAGTTCTTTTATTTATATCAAATTTAGCCCAGTCGTTTAATGTTTCGTTAAAATACATTGTACCATACGTCCCGTCTTTTAAATGCCCAACGTGATCGTTGATATACATTTCAATCGCCGCAGCGTGAGCTTGCTTTATATCTTCACTAGAGTTTGGTATACCACCAATTTCTTTTTCAGTTACAGATAATTTATTCCAAACTTTATCTGGTCTATTCATACTAAAACCTCTATATCCTCTTTTTCTAAAATAATACAAAAGTCTTGGTTTGTTGTTTTCTGCTAATATCGGCATACCGTAAAATATACACGCCATCAGCACGTCTTCAAAAAATATTTCAGCGGTTTGTGGTCTTGCAATATATTCTAAAAAAAACGTATTGGCTGGAGCTGACTCCATACTAAACTTACTTAGTCCATGAAGAGATCCGTTGGATCCTCTACCATCAACAGTACCGCTAATATCATAGCTATCGCAGCCAAAAGCGCCAATATGCTCATTTCCTGGGTATTTAATTCCATTTTTAAGTATTACTCGGTTTTGTAAATTTCTATCTGGAACCCAACTAACTTTGAATCTACCATTAGGATCTGGATTAAAAACTACTTGAGTATCTTTAATTCCATTAACCCATTGAAATGATCCAGTTGTAACTACCCCTGAGCTTCTACTGCCTTCATTGTAATCTATTTGCTCGTATATTTTAGTTAGATTAAATAAACTATTTTTCGTCTCATCTCTAAAAGCGTGTTCTTCTGTTCTTGGAAACTGTCGATAAAATTCATTTAAAGCGTCTTGATCATCTCTTAAACCGTCAACTTCATTTTCCCAATGATCTATTACGCCAACGTCAATTAATTGATCGTCTGGTCCGTATACATCATTATCTGGGTTATTAAATACAGGACGCCCGTATCTGTCAATAAATCCTTCAAAGTTCCATTCCATTGGTATAAACAAAGAATATAAACCAGACTTTGTTTGTCCATTACGGTTTCGTTTTCTAACATCTGAATCATTATAAAGCTTTTTAAAGTTATCCCCACCTTTATCTAAAGCGTTTGATGTTGAACCCATCATACACTTACCTATAATTCTACTACCTAATCGTAAACAAGTTTTTGTTACCCTCCAGTTGTTTAATATATTGTCTGGTCTTTCCCATTTACCACTTTCATCATGTACTAGTAGATTTAATTTTTCACCATCATAGCTATTGTCTCCAGTGTTTTTCCAGTCTATTGTTGTATCAAGCCCGGCTAATTCTTCTTGCTTTTCGTTTGCTGTAATTTTTTTACGAGTAAATTTGCTGGCTGGAACACGATAAGCCAACTCTGATTTGGGTCTATCCATACCATCTTGTATAGGCTTGAAGAAGAAAGGATAATTAATCGATATAGGTACGACTTTATCGGTAAACATTTTTTTAGCATCAGCTCCTGATTTAGACAATATACCAAATCTACTATCACTTGATATTGTGGCTTGATTCACTGTTTCTGCGGATGACATAAAAGAAAAACCACTACGTCTATTTTTTAAATAGCACATTCCATAGCATCTAGCGTCTGCTTTGCAAGCCTCCCAAAATATATAAAATAATCTATTGGCTTCGCGGAAATCTGGAGCACCAACATCTATTTTGCTCCATTGTAGGTACATGTAGTGAGTTCCAGTAATATAAGTTGGAATACCATTGTTTTTAAACCAAAAACCCTCATCTCTTCTTTTGAACTCTTCATCTATATAATCGTACCATTGCTCTTTTTGCTCTTCTGGATATGCTCTCCAGTCAAATATACTTTTAAGTTTACTCAATTCTTTAGGTTGATCAAACTGACGCCATCTATTTTCTTTATTAGAATAAACTTCACTTGGAACAGCTGGTAAAGCTATCTTTAACCCTTGTATCTCGTATATTTCACCTATTCGACCGGTTTTAGATATAACAACTATATCATTGTCTTTGTCGTAACCATACATCCATTTTTTAGACTTATTAAGTCTTTTAATAGTGTTGATCTTAACAGGTTCAATTACTTTATATAAACTTTGCTCGTAACTCATTTAGATCTTCCTTCTGCAAAACCTTTAAATACTCTATCCTTTTTTTCTTCAGACAGTTTTCCTTCAAGTATACTTTCTTCTTCTTGTATACGGTTTAATATTTCAAAAGCATCAAATATAGCTAGTTTTTTAGTTGCCGCAGCGTTCTTTAATCTATCGGCAGATACATCATCTTCAGTGTTTGTGATTATTTGCTCTTCAGCTACTTTTATAAGCTCTTGAACAGCTTTATGCCCAGCTTGGATTATACTTTTCTTCGTTTCCTTGATATTCATATTTAATTGTAATAAACTTATTCATAACCCTGTACAATCTTTTACCATCAATAACAAATTCGTATGTTGAAAATGGAGTGAAACCAACTAGCTCACCAATCTGAAATTCACCATCAGTATACTTAACAATACCAATACACTGTTCTTCTTTGTCTTCGCTAAATATATTTCGATTTTTTATTGGCTGTACAAAGCAATAACCATCCATTGCTTTCCATTTAGATTCTTTATATCTACTCCAGTTTTGTAATCTACGATAAGCAAATATTTGATCTTCTTTAACAAAGTATTTATCTTCTTCGAAATAACTTCTACTATTTCTTTCTCTACCTTTAACGTCATGCCAACGTCTAAATATATTGTGATGTACTATTATTATATCGCCAACTTTTAAGCTACCATTATAATTAATAGGCGTAGATATAACCTCTGCTTCTCTATTAATATATTCATGATTGAATATTTCTGTATTTAATATCAAAGACTTGTCGCCAATATCTACAGAATTATTATATCTATTGCCTCTTGGTTTAATTATAAAATCATTTAACGATCTCATTAATACTCAAGATTATATTCTACTGATATAGCCATATTCTTGTTAAAGTCTTTCCAAGGTAAAACCTCTTTTTCTTTTCTAATATATATAGAGTACTTATCGTCTTCTTCTATAATATCGCATATAGTATGACCACCATACACATCTTGTCCAACAGAATAATGCATGGCATCAATTTTATAATCCTTACCTATTGTTATTTTACGAATCAGTCTACTCATTTTTAGCGTAAGTTATAGTTCCAGTTTGAATATCAACGTCCATTTTGCCATACTCTTCTTCGAGCTTAGAGTTTAATTCACCCATTTTTTTATTTACAATATCTAATTCATGAAGCAGCGCGTGCTTTCTAGCTTCAACGTTACCAACTTCTAATTTTATTTGATTAGATATTGAAATGATTTGTTGAACTTCTTTTAACTGTTCGTCTGTGATTTTTTCTGGCTTAGCAGCCAAGTCAATTGTTTTTGCCATAATTTAATTTAATTAAAGTTATTATTAAAATTTATATTGCTGATAATCTAAACCCATAAATGAGTGCACTCCATTATCGTTTACGTCAGCAGCGTAATCAGCCCAACCTTCTGGGTGAGTGTATTGTAATGTTTCAGCTTCTGGATCAATTGGTTCTAAACCTTTCCAAAGTACATCTACGTGGTACATTTCAGATAAAACTGGAGCTGAAATTTCATTACCTTCCTCATCATAATCACCTGGTGTTATTACAATATTACCAAGCTCTATAAATATATGATTAGTTTCCGCAAAAGCATTGATTTTACTTTGAGCGGTCGTTTTGTTCGTAAATTCGTATTTACCTATCTTTCTCATTGTGTAGTTAAATCTCTTAATTCGTCTTCTGTTAATGCTCTATCAAATACTGCTACTGCTTTGCATTTGCCGTATAGAAAAGAACCGCCATCGCCGCTATCGAACTGTAAGCTATCAAGACCAATAGGAACTGCTCCCGCACCGTCAACACCCCTTTTGACTCCATCCACCCATAAAGCAAAATCATCACGCTTATATTTTATAGCTAATTTAACGAAATCTCTAATACTATCAACAGCGTATGACATAGTGGCAACTATTGAGCTACCTGAATAAACATAACCTCTAACTGTGTTACTTACGTTATGATAACCTAATACAACACGGTTACCTGTCGTTCCATCAGATAAAGAAATAAATCTATAAGTAGTATCATCAGCCAAAGCAGCTATCTCTGCGTATAATACGCCCTCTTCTGAATTTATTAAAGTACTATTACCGCTGCCATATAATTTTTCACCTGATCTTGTAACTGTACTACCTGTTAGTGTTGGAATGTACGATGTAGCGTAGGATAAGGCTTCTGCTTGAGCTCCCCATATGTAAATAGAACCTTCAACAGAATTAGTAGTTGCATTATTATCATCTACTACTACAACTTGAAAATAAGGAAGTGTAATAGTAGCAG